CAAAAGAGCAGTAGAAAAACTGCCTGATAATATAATCCTGACAAGAATAGAAAACTGGATGACACTTGGCATACCTGATTTACTTGTCTGTGATGCAAAGGGTAAATTTCATTTTATAGAGCTAAAAGTTACAGCTGGTAATGTTGTTAAGCTTTCGCCTAATCAGGTAGCTTGGTTAACTCGGCATGGACATGGTTCAGTTTGGATTATGGTAAGAGGACGAGAAGATCTATATTTGTATCAAGGGAAAGATGCAGTAGAGCTGAGAAGCAAAGGCCTACAGCTTAAACCATACCTACAGCTTAAATATCCTTTTGACTGGGAAAAACTTTTTAGTTTGACAATAAATTAATTGTATGCGATAAATCTTATTACACATTATATAGGAGATCGTATGATTAAATTTAAAACAAATATTCCAAATGGATATTTTTTAGCACAGACTAAACCAAAATTAACAAAGACAAGTATAACTGACGGTACTGAAGTCAGAATGTTCCGTAATTTAAAAAGTTATACAAATAGTGTCCAAATGCGATTACCAAATGCTGAGGGCAAAAACAGATGGATCACAGTTGGATATATCGATGAAATTAGATTGGATGATGCACAATTTATTGTCCATGAAAAGACAAGACAAAAAGTGGAGGCCGAGGGCAAAAAATATGTCCATGCATTTGTCAAAGGTAAGTGGAGAACTAACTGGACACTTGGTCAAGGCCATTCAAGAAATTACGATACCGATTTGGTTGAGTATAATCCCAAACAAAATAAACTTTTTAAAGTAACAGAATGGTACGGCGGTAAATATATTCAGCCTGACTGGAGAGGAACTGTTTATTTTGGTAAAGAAACATCCGATACAAGAGTTTCTCCGGAAGTATTTGTTAAAAAAGGAACACTAACAGTATGGAAAGAGAGGGATTAATTATGAAAAACACATGGGGATATATTTATGGAGATGAGTGCGATGAGTTGTGGGAGCATTTTGGTATGCCTAATAGAGATAAGAACGATCGCATGAAAGTTAAGTTTATTGAGTATCAGACAGAGGAGGACTATGATGGAAAAGATTGAACTGACCAAAGAAGATAAACAAGAAATTATATCTTGTGTAATGGAGATCAAATTCATTTTAGAAAATGGTTTAGACGAAGGTTATGAAGCAGTTAATTCAGCTACAATAAACGGTTTTAGTTATGAAAATGATGATGATCTTTACAAAGATTTTAAAAAAATTCAAAACTTAGATTTAAAACTGGAGGCCTTATGGAAAAGCTAAAAGATTTAGGCAATCTTTGTATCGATTGCAAAGAAGATACAAGTTTTGGATCAGGTAAGTTTGTCAATCGTATTCCAGCTGATGACGGAAAAGTCTCAGGATTTATGTGTGCTGATTGTCAGATGGTTGAATGTGATTCTTGTAAAGAAAAAGTTTTTGAATATGAAACAAGTCAAAAAGGTATGTGGTGGTGTACTGATAAATGTTACAAACCTGAAACATTAATTGATATTCGTATTGATCTTAAAAATGCTAAAGGTTTATTTGAAGATTTATTAGAAACCTATCCTGATGACGAAGATGTAAATTTGTTTAGTAGAAAATTAAATGAACTTTTAGAACTAATGGGGGAAAACAATGAAACATTGGCTGACTAAAGAAGAAATGGGAGATGGTTTTCAACACAATGAAGAAGAGCATAAAGAGTTTGAATATAATTCTTTGATAGATGTGGCCGAGCATGAAAAAAATACGATGCGAACTACATATATTGCTAGAGACATTTGGACGCCCCAACAAAGAGTTCAGCTTAGAGATTTGCTGAACGAACTTATAGAAAATGATCAAGAAGAATTACACAAAGATGCTGTAATAGATAACCAATATGAAAGGAGCCATGATGCGTGAATATAATTTAAATTTTAAAAACCTAGATGAATCAACAATTCAGAATATAAAATTAGAATTGGCAATTCAAGACAAGCTGGGAAAGTTTGAATTTAGAAATAAATTTATTTCGTCAGGATTTTTAAGTAGAGATAAAACCGGTCAGATCACATATAGACCAGCAATATATAAATGAAAGGAGGTATAATTAATGTTCATTTTACATTACCTAATGAAATGGCTTTACGGTGAGGATTATGAGAAGCATATGAAACGCCGTAGAAAATAGCAAACTAAGGCCGTGATTGACACGGCCTTTTTTATTTGATAAATGTATAAGATAAATCACATATTATAGGAGAAATGTTTATGGAAAAATATAAAGTTTTTATGTCAGGCTGGCTTAAAACTACTGTTTATGTTGAAGCTGAAAATGAAGATGAAGCTTTAGATAATGCACAAATGGAAATGTCTTTTGATAATTTAGAGGAGATAGAAGTTTTAGGAACTGTAAACGAGGAGGATGTATAATGGCGGTAATGATTAGATGCATAGAGAATGAGGGAACATATGAGCGTTCCCACAAAACGTTTTTTGACTTATTATATTTAAAAAAGAAAAAAACTAAACTTAATGGCAAAACTTGGACCGAAAATATTATTGTAAATAGCGAAGGTAAAGAGATTAAAGATAAAGATTTACTTAGACTTACCTATGCAAATTTTAAAGTTTTTGAAAAAGAAGGATACGATGATTTTTTTATGGTCAGAGAATTTATTGACGACGATGGCCATTGCCAGCACGGTCCTGAAATAGAAGTTTATATTGATCGAAAAGATCATGTAGATGAAGATGATATGAAAGTTTTAAGATACTGGGGATTTGCATAATGTTAAAACTAGTAAACAAATCAACAGCAAAAAAAACTACAAATTGTGCGGTAACATATAGAGCTGGTGGCCAAGATAAGTTTGCCACTTGCCCTATTACTTGCAGTTTAAAACCTGATGCTTCAGCTGGTGCCAGCAAAATTGATACTGAATATTTAAATGCGGTATCTGACGCGGTCCCAGCTGGTGGCGTAAGCTTCACATATTCTCATTTTAATCCTAGGTATTGGAAGCATAAATTAAAATTTGGCAAAACTACAATTAACTATTCAGCAAAAAATTTAACTGATCTTTTATTGCACAGCTTCGTACCAGCTGTAATTAATGTTAAAGAAACATTTTGGAATAATAAAAAATCACATAAAATTTCAGGTAAACAAATTGTTAGATGCCCAGCTGAATATTCAAGTATTAATTGTAGTACTTGCGGTAATGGTAAACCATTATGTTCACGGCTGGATAGATTATATGCAATTGGCTTTACTGATCATGGGGCTTTTAAAAAAATTGCCGGTAATGAAAATGAAAACGGCGGTTGTTATGCAACTGGCGGTAATGTTAATTTACATTGGAAGGCCACATCATTAAGTAAAGATAAACAATCCGATAGTAAAAAGCTTATAAGCTGGTCTAAAGCATTACCAGCTGGAACAGTTTTACGACATCACATAGCTGGAGACTTAGGCAAAATAGAATAAACTTTACATATAAGATAAAAAGTATATATTTAAAGCTGGGAATAATCCCAGCTTTTTTAATTCACACATTTAAAAAGGAGAAATATTGTGAGAAATTTAGAAAATGAAAATAGAACTTTAGAATCTTTATGTACTGAGATTTTAGAACTAAATAGAAAAAAACAAGATTATATTGCACCGACGAACCAGCTTCAGGTTCAGACCGTAGTTAACGACGACGGCCCAAATACCACACAAATAATTATGGAAGCTGATCATGGAGAGAAAACAAAAATCTTGAATGCAAATGATGTATGTTTAGATCAGATGAATGTTAAAAACGGTCTGGATACAAAGGTAGGCCGTAGGCTTCAAACTAACTATCCAAAAGAGTATGACCAATTAACAAATGCTATTTTAGAAAAAGAGCCTTGTAAACGTATGATCAGATCATTTAATTATCCTGAAACAACCGGGCAGTACATGAATAATGTTATTGGTACCGCTAGAGCGTATTTATCGGATAGATTTAAAACTTTTGATAATTCTGATTTATTGGAGTCTGCATTACCTACACTTGCCGAGTCTGGTGCCTGCTGGAAAATTGTCAATTATGCTAATACTGATAAAAAACTTTACATCAGATTAAAAAGCGAAATTCAAACCGCCGACGCTGGCGTCGGAGATCATATGGCCAATGGTCTATTTATTTCTAATTCTGAAGTAGGTTTTTCAAGTATTGCAACCGGTATGACATTATGGACTTTAGCTTGTTTAAACGGTATGCAAACCGAAAAAATTACGCGTAAGGCCCACATAACGTCCGCGAGAAATGGGGATAATTGGAATATATTAACCGATGAAACTAAGGACGCCGACAACCAGCTTTTAAAACTTCAGATGAGAGATATTATAGCTTCATATGGTAGCCGTGAAGAGTTTGATAATCAGGTCGAATTATTTAGGAAGGCCAAAGAGGATAAAATATCCACTGATAAAAATATGAATGACGCCGTAGAGGATTTAGGTAAAGTTATGGCCTTATCTAAAAAAGAAACTTCCAGCGTATTGGAAGGCCTTTTAAATACTATTGGGCAGTCCGGTTATGAACAAGGCCAGCCGATTAATAAGGCCACCTTAGTTAACGCTTGTACTGCGGTAGGTAATAAGGCCCAGCCGGACGATGTAGACTTCTGGCAAAGGTTAGGTGGTAAGGTTTTAAATCTTAACAAGAATGACTGGAATAGAGTCGCCTTGGCCAGCTAAAATGCGACCTTGGTAATAACAGTTTTATGAACTGGATTAAACGGCCTTTACTTTTAGGCCGTTTTTTTTTATGTTTAACTATCACATTTTATATAGGAGAAAATTTATGAGTGATTTAAATTATACCTTAGATAGTAGGGAGTCTAGTAAGGCCCATACACTAAGAGTTGAAAAACTAACAATTGCCGACATACTTCAGTTAAATAACGACGGTTATATACCGGATGAAATGACGGATAAGCTATATTATTTTTTGTTAGATAGTAAGGCCCTTAAAAGTAAGTTAATGGAGCTGGCCCATGACAATTAAAAAAACAATTAATTACTTAGATTTAGATTGTGAAAATTGTTTCACAATTAATGAATCTATTCACGGCCATTATGAAAATGACAAAAGCGGTAATATTCCGGCTGGAGAATTTAAACAATGTAAAGAGTGTTTTTTATACGGTGCAGAATTAAAAGTAAGTAAAATTTTAAAATGCCATGTAACGGAGGTTATTTAATATGTTTAAAGATAACGAAGGTTTAGAAAATACTAGACGGCAGTTAAGAGAATTAATTATTTTTCTTAATAAACAAAGTTTAAAAGAAAATAATTGTTTATTAGATTTTGCTGTTGATGGTCTAATGGCGTCGGAAAGTTATATTAATAAATTTGTATTAAATAAACAATTAGCTTGTTTAAACGGCACCGAAACGGATTTAAATAGAAAAAGACATAATCAATAAAGCTGGACCGCTCCAGCTGATAAGACGCCGTTATTGATTAACGGCGTTTTTTTTGTTACAAATTACAAGAATCACATTTTATATTATGAAAGGAGTCGAAATGTTGAATCATCAATTAACTTGTAAAGAGCGAGTCGCCGGAGAGCTGGCCGACCGTTTAAACGATATTAAAACCGCAAATCTATTTTATAGCAGTTTAGAAAATATTAAACGTAAGGCCAAAAATAAGGCAATACCGGAAAACTTTTTTAAAATTGTTAAAAGTTTAGATTTAAGAAGTTATAAAAGCATGACGCAATTTTTGGGCAGTTACGCTTTATGTTTCGATTACATTGACGGCGTACAAGCTGAACAAGAAAATAGCGGTAATTATTGGCGGTTACAATTAAGCTGGGGCGGTCCTTCCGATGAATTTAGAATATTTTGGAATTTAGAAGACGGGATTTATAGAATAGATTATTGGTTTTTAGATTGGTACGACGGGGCAAAAATAACGCTTAATAAACACGATGAAGATTTTAGTTTATTACGCCGAATCATTTATAATGAATATTTGAATCCTTGGTTTGAAGGCTATACGCCCGATTATGAATCGCTTTCAAACTTCCAAAGTTAAAATATAACTTCATAACTTATTAAGGCCGTGGCACTAGCTGACGGCCTTTTTTTTATTCAAATAGACGCTGCTCTTTTTATTCAAATAGACGCTGCTTTTTTCTACTGGGGACGTGTCACAAGCTGCCGACCGTTTAAAACAGTTAAACAAGGTCCAGCGGGCCTTTTATACCGCCTTAAAACCTACGACGCGGGCCAGCTGGTCCTTGAATCGTATTAATTGAATTGTTAACCGTGGAGTCTGGTAGCTGGTTCACGGACCGTAAACAGCTGGCCACGATCCACGAACCGGCACCAGCTGGACGACGACTCCACCATCAGGAATCATAAATTAAAACTGGTTTATCTTTACCAGCTGGACCGGTACCGGCTGGCCGTGATCCGCGAGCCGGCCGGGACGGAAACAGGATAAAATTAATAGGATCCTTCGAGAATAAAGGTTAATTTTTAAGACCAGAATTTTTATTTTTTTTAAAATTTTCACGGTCCCACAGGCGTTGGGCACAACGGCATTTGCCAAGTTTTTCTCAAATATTCAGATAAAATTTGATATAAGCGTTAACTATATTATAATAAGCGATAAATGGCATAAAATAACATAGCATAGGGGCCCCTACATGGATGGTAATAGACACGACGAGAGACGTTTAAAACTAGAACTAAGGTTAGCTCAGTTAGAGAAGAATGAAGCTTGTAAAAATAACTTTTTATCATTTGTCAAAACCATATGGCCGTCTTTCATACAGGGCCGTCACCATGAGATCATTGCAGAGAAATTAGAACGAGTTGCGAACGGGGAACTAAAGAGACTTATTATCAACATGGCACCAAGACATACGAAGTCAGAGTTCGCATCCTTTTTGTTTCCAGCATGGATGATGGGCAGAAATCCAAATATGAAAATTATTCAAGCAACACACACGACAGAACTTGCAGTAAATTTTGGACGTAAGGTAAAAAATCTTTTGGACACGGATGAGTTTCATGAAGTTTTTCCTGAAGTTAAACTTGCAGCAGATAGTAAAGCGTCGGGAAGGTGGGATACAAACAAGGGCGGTATGTATTATGCTGTTGGTGTAGGATCAAACTTAGCTGGTCGTGGTGGTGATCTTGTTATTATTGATGATCCGCACTCAGAACAGACCGCGATGAGCAACAATGGTTTTGAAGATGCATGGGATTGGTACACTGGGGGCCCCCGACAGAGACTACAACCCGGTGGCACAATTGTTTTGGTGCAGACCCGGTGGTCCGAAAAAGATTTAACGGGTCAGTTGATACGTTCTATGGCTAAAGACCCGTTGGCCGATCAGTGGGAAATCGTAGAACTACCTGCTATATTCGAGAGCGGTGAGCCTTGTTGGCCCGAATACTGGAGCTTGAAAGACTTAACAGCTGTAAAAGCGTCAATCCCTCCGAGCAAATGGAACGCCCAGTACCAGCAGCAGCCAACGGGCGAAGAGAATGCTATAATTAAACGTGAATGGTGGCAAAGATGGGAAAAAACAAGCGTTCCAAACCTACAATATGTCATTCAGAGCTACGATACAGCTTTCTCGAAGCGTGAGACAGCAGATTATAGTGCGATTACAACGTGGGGCGTGTTTTATCCAGAGGAAGAAGGCGGACCGCCTGCTCTAATCTTGCTTGATAGCAAGAAAGGACGCTGGGATTTTCCAGAATTAAAAGATTTAGCGTTAGAAATGTATAAATATTGGGACCCAGAAACAGTAATTGTTGAAGCTAAGGCGTCAGGTATGCCCTTGACCCACGAATTACGGAACATGGGCATTCCAGTTGTCAATTTTACACCCAGTAAAGGTAATGATAAAGTGTCAAGGGTGCATTCTGTGTCCCCGTTGTTTGAAGCTGGGATGGTTTGGGCCCCCGATGAAACTTTTGCAGACGAAATGATAGAAGAGGTTGCAGCTTTTCCAAATGGAGAGTATGATGACCTTGTAGATAGTATGACACAGGCCTTAATGAGGTACCGTCAGGGTAATTTTGTACAGTTACCGAGTGACGATTGGGGCGAAGAGGTTGATTCTGTCAAAGTAAGAGCGTATTATTGAGGGTGACATGGCTGATTCTGTAGTAAAAAATGCAAACAAAGAAAAATATGACGAAGATGCTATCTTCGATCGTTTGTTAGAAGAAACACTTGAACCAGATGTTGTTGATTTACGAGAAAAACAGTATGAGGGTTTGGCACCGCCTCTATTTGACGTTGATGTGCGTGATATTACTTATGAAGCTCCGACAGAATTACCGATGGAATCAGAAGGTATTCGTTCTATAGGCCTAGAAATGGGTGGTAACGCGGGTATTGAGACACTTAAACAAACGACTATACAGCTACAAGAGATACCGCCTGACAGAAACATGACTGTTCTGCAAAGAATGATGAAACAAGCAGGGGCCCCGGCACAGGACCCACGGCTCTTGGCTCAAGTATCACAAGTCTTAGGAAGAGATGTCTGAACAAACTTATAGAGACGTTCTTTCCCGATTAGAGGAAAAGGACAAAAAACCTATGACAATAGATGAGGCGTATGACGCCCTGTCTTTCCTACCCGGCACAGGTGAAACTATAGCAGCTTATGAACTACCGGGTGTTTTATCTCAAGCTAAAACTTTGATGCAAGACCCTAACGCTTTAAAGGCGTTGGCAGGTTTAGGTCTAGGTGCATTGGGCACAGCTGCGGTTGCTCCGGGTATAGGGCCTGTGGCAAGATATGCAAAAAAAGGAATAGAAGACTTTATTCCTTACTTAACACCAAAACTTGCTCCAGCTGGTGGTCCCGACACATCTAAAGTGTTGATGTCTGGTGACGACAGTGATGATCTTTTCTCTTTACCCCCTGCAAGTGGAACCTATGAGCCTGGTGAGAAAAAGTTTATAAAAGGTTTAAATCAAGAGATATACAAACTTACCGATAAAAGTTTATTTGATCCTGCAAAAAAAGCAGGACGTAAACTTGTTATTGTATCTTGTAGCCAGAAGAAATGTCCGGATGTAGGTAATATGAAAGCATTTGACAGATACATGGGTTCTGTCTTTCAATCTTTAAAAAAGCAAGGTGTTCCAGAAGATGTGGATGTCGCTATATTGTCCGCGAAACACGGTCTTATATCAAGAGATACACCAATCAAAAATTATGATTTAAAGATGTCATCAGAGATTGGTCAAAAATTTAAAAGCGATCCTACGCAAATGAACAGAATTATTAATACAATGACCGGGTATGATGATGTCATTGTTCAAGGCGGACCTTTATACAAAGATGTTATAAGAGCTGCGGCGGGCAAGGGAGATATTAATTTAACTGAGGTTCCACCGGGTGGCGGTATTGGGACCCAGCGTTCTGATCTAGTTAAACTTATAAAAGGTGAGGATATAGCAAAAGGTAAAGATGTAACAAAAAAACTTACTGATGAAGATTACATCAAACAACTAGAGGACATGGGTATTAATGACAGGGGCAAAATTGATTACGCTTCTATAGAAAATGACGCGGACGAGATAATAGTTCCTGCTGTAGAAAATTTTGGTTTAAGAGATGTTTTAAAGGCAGGCGAGGGTTTAAAAGGAGCTGAAAGAAAAAGAGCTATATCCGACAAAATAGATGAAATGAAATTAATTTTTGCACAGCATAAGGACTATGCAAATAAAATTTATCTCGAAAATGCTTCTTATGCAGCTAGAGCTAAATCAGATAATGTAAGAAAATCTTATGAGTTTCGTACTAGACAAGCTTCAAATAGAGAAGTGTCCGCTCAAATGTATTTAGATAATTTAGAAAAGCTTCAAAAAAATATACTAGGTAATGCTTACGATAAAAGTAAAAAAGGTGTGCAGGCACAAAATTATCAAGGTGGTGTCTTTGCTAAAATAGACACACCTGTATATCATTACACAAAGAAAGCGAAAGAGGGTTTTACTAAATTCAAATTACCTGATGATGACCCTGATCCTTTATCTGTACTAGGTATTCATGTTGGATCAACACCAAAGGCAGCGATAGATAGGTACGTTGCTACTGTTTATGGTCCAGCTGTTAAAACTTACTATAGACAAGGTATGGATCTTGATACAGCTATAAAAAAAACAGAAAAAGAATATGGTGCTGATCAAATTATTTATAATGAACCAGGTAAAGATATTAGTCCCGGTAGTGTGCCTTTAAAAGCTGATTTAAGTAAACCATTTTTAAATCCAGAAACAAAAAAACCATTTACAGAAAGTGAGCTCTTTAGGCTTTTAGAAAAGCCTGATGATGTTATGGACACAGTTATTTACGAAAGAACTGTTGATAATGCAAAAGAGTTAAGAAAACTATTATCTAAAAAAGGTTTTACTCATATTCCTTATGTTAATGATTTTGAAGATGCAGGAAACTTATCTTACATTATGCTGGTAGACAGGCCCGTGAACAGTACAAAAGTATTACAAAGCCCGTTTGCTAAAAAAAATCCGTCCGCGGCTAACGACCCAGACTTTATGAAAGCCGAAGGAGGCGTGGTTGAAATGAAAGATAAAGCTGTTAATATGTACAGAGATACACAAGGTATTGAACCATTTATTAAATATATGGTATAGTCCTCAGAAGGAGACTTAGATGGCAGAAAAACCAAGTATGGTGGACAAAGTTCCGTCACAGTTAGACGAACAAGAATTGAAAGAGCAAATGGATGTTGAAATTCCTGAGGCGATGGAAGCTGAAGAAACACCAGAAAATGTAGAGATTGTAGAAGAAGAAGACGGAAGCGTTGTTGTTGATTTTGATCCTCGTGAAGATAAAGGTATGGACGGTGACTTTTATGCTAATTTAGCAGAGGATATGTCCGATGAGGAGCTTGGCCGTTTGTCAGGTGAGTTAACATCAGAATTTGAAGAAAACAAAAGCAGTAGACAGGAGTGGGAAGATGCCTTTGCCAACGGCCTTGAATTACTTGGATTTAGCTACGAAGAAAGATCCCAACCCTTTAGGGGTGCCAGCGGAGTTACTCATCCATTACTTGCAGAGTCCGCTACACAGTTCCAAGCACAAGCTTTCAATGAGCTCCTTCCACCGGGCGGTCCAGTTAGAACTCTTGTCATGGGAACAAGCACACCAGACAAAGAAGATCAAGCTCAACGTGTTAAAGAATTTATGAATTACTACATAACTTCGGTTATGGAAGAATATACGCCTGAGTTTGACCAGATGCTTTTCTATTTGCCACTTGCAGGATCAACATTTAAAAAAGTTTACTATGATGAGAACTTAGATAGAGCTGTCAGTAAGTTCATACCAGCTGAAGATTTAGTTGTACCCTACAGCACATCTGATCTAGAGACCTGTCCTAATATTACTCATGTTGTCAAAATGAGCTTAAATGATCTTAGAAAGAGGCAACTATCGGGCTTTTACAGAGATATACCTGTTATACCAGCACAGGGCGAAACTTCTTCTGTCAAAGAGGAACTGGAGCGTATAGACGGTATGTATCCGTCTAATGTTGATTATGATTGTACTTTACTTGAGTGTCATGTGGATTTAGACCTTGAAGGGTTTGAAGAAGAGGACGAAGAGGGTGAAGCAACAGGAATTAAGGTACCTTATGTCGTAACGATTTCTCAAGATAACGGTCAAGTTTTATCTATACGCAGGAATTATAAAGAAGACGATGAGAAAAAGAAAAAGATACAATATTTTGTACATTACAAGTTTTTACCGGGGTTCGGGTTCTACGGACTAGGATTAATCCATACCATAGGCGGACTATCAAGAACAGCGACAGCCGCACTAAGACAGTTGATCGATGCAGGTACACTATCGAACTTACCAGCAGGATTCAAGGCCCGCGGCCTACGGATCAGGGATGATGACGAGCCGTTACAGCCGGGAGAGTTTAGAGACGTCGATGCACCGGGCGGTGACATCAAAGCTAGTCTTATGTCTTTACCGTTTAAGGGTCCAGACCAGACATTGATGGCACTCTTAGGCTTTGTAGTTGACGCTGGACGGCGATTCGCAACGATTACAGATATGAAAGTAGGTGATGGTAATCAGCAGGCAGCGGTCGGTACTACGATTGCTATGTTGGAACAAGGCTCACGGGTCATGTCAGCTGTGCACAAAAGATTGCATTATGCCATGAGATTAGAGTTTAAATTGCTTGCTAACGTCATGGCTGAGTTTTTACCAGACAGTTATCCTTATACGATTGCGGGTGTAGATAGTTCAGTTAAGTCCGAAGACTTCGATGAAAGGGTCGATGTGCTACCTGTGTCAAATCCTAATATCTTTTCGCAAGCTCAAAGGATTGCTTTGGCACAGACAAAGATGCAGATGGCCACAGCAGCACCTGAGATGCACAATATGTATGAAGTGTTTAGGGATATGTATGAGGCGTTAGGTGTAAGAGATATTGACAGAATATTGAAAAGAACACCTGAGCCAGAAGCAGAGCCAAAAGACCCAGCCTCAGAAAACATAGATGCTTTAGATATGTTACCTATGGTGGCTTTTGAAGGTCAGGATCATGAGGCTCACATCATGTCTCACATGGTTTTTGGATCAACACCTCTTGTGTCAGGTACACCGCAAATTGCAGTATCTTTACAGAAACATATTATGGATCATGTAAGAATAAGTGCCAGAGAAAAAGCAGCTGTGGAGATGATACAAAGCAGTGGTGGTCAGGCCTTGTCAGAAGAGCAGATGTTAGATGTAGAAGCAAAAACAGCTCAGTTTGTAGCTGAGGGAATGACAGCCTTAAAACAATTAAGTGCACAACTATCAGCACCAGGACCTGATCCGTTAGTACAACTAAAAGAAAAAGAGCTACAGGTTAGAGCACAGGCTGAGGAGAACGATGCACAGATCGATGCAGCTAAACTAGGCCTTGAGCAACAGAAGGTGCAGCAAAGAGACGCACAGTTTGATAAACGACTTGATAGTCAGGAAAGACAGACTGCTGCTAGAATTAATGCAGCTGAGAGGCGTGAAATAATGAAACAACAAAAAGGAGGTCAGTAATGGCAAAAGAAAGCGATAAAAGAACAGAAAAAGATCTAAGGAAAGAATTTTTTGATGGTCCAGCTTCAGATATTATGAGTTTTGAACAGTTTCTTATGCAGCAAGGCCGCGGTGATTTAGTAAAGCCTATTAAGAAAAAAGAAGGTGGCGTTGTGACTGAATACGAATTTGTACGCGGTGACCCAAACTACTTTAAAGACTTACTATGAGTAAAAAATTACAGAAGTCTTCTCAATATGAAAAATACGATATGGACGGAGACGGTGTAGTTTCAGACGACGAATTTGCTCACATGGCTGAAATAAAAAGACTTGAGCATGATTTACGAAAGCAAAGGGCACAAAGGCGTATGGCAACAGCTAGTTTGGTTGCAATGGCTTCTTTTACTATTGCAATGTTCTTGGTCGATCTCGAAAGAGTTAAAGCACTTGCCGATATTAGTAATCTTTTTTATATCACTGGTGGCGGCATTGTGTCTGTATATATGGGTGCATCAGCTTATATGAATAGGAACGGAAAATGAAGCCTGCCTTCCTGCTCATGTGCTATTTGGCGGGTAATCCAGCGGGCACCTTACATTTTCAGTCAGTGAAGACAGCAGACTATTTTAAGTCATATCTTGACAACCAGACCGTGCGGATTGGTGATGACACGAAAAAATATGACTGTTTTGTAAAATTGGTAAAAGTAAATGAAGAAATGAGGTTATGGTAATGATACAAGCTTTAATAGGTCCAGCAACAAAATTGCTTGGAAAATTTATAGAAGATAAAGATCAAAAGAACAAATTGGCACATGACTTGGCAACTCTTGCCTCTCGTCATGCTCAGGAGCTGGCGAAAGGTCAAATTGCAGCTAACGCTGAACAGGCGAAGCACCCTTCAATATTTGTAGCCGGGGCCCGCCCCGCCATAATGTGGATCTGTGCTCTCGGCCTACTAACGCAATTTTTTATCATGCCTATTGCAGAATGGGCAACAGCGATATGGATGCCTGAAATTAGTTTGCCAAAACTTCAAACGGGGGAACTTATGACCTTAACCCTTTCGTTACTAGGATTGGGAGGAATGAGATCCTATGAAAAGTCAAAAGGTGTAGCAAGGGAGAATATGAAAAAATGAGTTTATATAGAAACATACACGCAAAAAAGAAAAGAATTGCAGCTGGCAGTGGAGAGCGTATGCGAAAAAAAGGACAAAAAGGTGCACCAACTGCAAAAAACTTTAGGCAAGCAAAAAAAACTGTGAGAAAGACATAACACAGGATTTATTTAGACATT